CCACGTAGTAAGGCATCAACACGTTTCAATTGTTCAGTTACGAGTGTATAAATATAGGCTTGCTTAATCTGCTCATCGTTTAGAATGATACCCTTAAACCATCTTGAGTAATCAAGACGTTGGTCTACTTGTTCACGGGTGATCAGACCGGATACATCAGTAGGAACCTTGTTTAACATCATCAGAGTTAGAACCGATCTAGAGTCGGCTATACCCATGAAGAATTTGAATAAATTAGAACCCGTGATAGGAGTACCACGTTGGTATAGTGTGTTTTGCAATGAAGGGAGCATATAACCAAATTTACTACATTTAACAATCAACTTAACAGGTAAAGATGTTAATTCATCGCCTTCGATGAAGATACGTTTACAGATCTCACCAGCTGACTTGAAACCGACTGAATTGACTAGTGACTTAGATAAGTTAATAGGAACACCAAGTGAAGCCATTATATCCTGGTAGTGTAAAGCTACCTCAGTATTAGCCATTGTGTTGTCATCACCAAGTATGACATAATTATCGAAAGAAGTTAACTGTGCTTTTGAAGCACATATTTGTACAATGACATGATGTATCAGGGCTAACATAGCAAAGGAAGACTTGGCCCCCATTGGTTGGCCTACGGCATAACGAACAAACGAACCATCCTCGATAGCGAAATCCCGGTCAACAAGTATATTTTTCCAAGCGTCTGCTAAAGATTCCGATCCAAGAAGGTAAGCCAAGAGATCGCGTTGTATAGAGATCGGAATTCTGTCTGTGGCAGCAGTAAGATCAAATGAGTAAACCTTCATATTTGGATCAGAAGTCCACGCCTTAACCTTAGATATTATTGAAAGTTGATCAAAAGTTCCATCCATAGGAATTTTGGCAAGGAAATGGTTTATAGTATTGTGTAAAGGAGTTAATAAAGCCTGAGTCCAGTAATCTAAGATAGCGACTATCCTTGTCTTACCGCCCCATTCCTCAATAGGATGTAGACGACCAGTGACAAGTGCGGCAGTTGTTCTAATACCAGAAAGCTCGCCAGGTGCCTTAGCACAGCCTACCATAGAGGCTAGGATCCATTGT